AAATCATGAGTGCAAATATCACCATTGTCGGACGGTTAGCATCCGATCCGGAAATTAAATTCGGTGTCTCCGGTACACCGATAGCAAAATTCACGGTCGTCAGCTCCGGCAGGAAGAAAACGGAAAGCGGCTGGGAGGATGTCGACGTTACCTTTTGGAACGTGACTGCCTTTAAGAGACTTGCCGAGAATATTTGCGAATCCTTATCTAAGGGTAATGAAGTAGTTCTCACCGGGAAAATAAAAATTGAGAATTATGAAACCGCAAATGGTGAACGTCGATCCCGAACCGAAGTTACCGCGGATAATGTCGCGGCGTCACTTCGATTCGATCCCGTGAAAATTCTCAAGATCGATCGGCCCCAGGAAGGGCGAAAGGCATTTCAGGAAGCAAAAGCTTCGATCGAAGATCCTTGGTCAGCACCGGACGAAATCGGTTTCTAATGACTCAAGGCGTAATGTTGTCATTTCGTGTCACCGAGAAGGAAGCGGAAATGATTCGCGGTGCCGCGGTTGAAGCGGGCATGACGTTATCCCAATGGATACGGGCCCAAATAACGGGAGTGAAATAATGGAAATCACGTTAGGTTTACGGGAAAGAATCATGGCCGCGAATGTCGGCCAGATGCGGCGGCTTACCGCCATGCGGCGTGAATCGGTCGATAGCCATGGTGCAAAGGATCTTGGTTGGGATGAAGATATCGAAGGTGCCGCCGCGGAATTAATCGTCGCTAAGTATTTGAACGTTTTTTGGAATCTGGAAACCGATGTCGGGGATCCCGATATCGGAACGAACATACAGGTACGATAGACACGACGACACGACAATTCCCTGATCGTTCGACCATCGGATCCACCCGACCATTTCTATGTGCTAGTGACCGGGCAAATGCCGACAATGACGATTCAAGGATTCATCCTTGGTCTCGAGGCGCAGGATCCCGCGTGGCTTCGATCACCGAACGGCCGGGCAGCTGCATGGTTCGTTCCTAGCGAATACTTAGCTTCGATCGATGAACTACCTTTGTTCTTGACTCGAACACTTCAACCCTGTTAGATGTCCTAACCGTCGTCTCAACGCATCCCGACATTAACTAGATGCGTGCCGGAATAGGAGTGACCGAATCCGTTAACCGGCTAACGGACTAACCGCCACGATCGGGCGGGAGGAGTCGCATGATGAAGCTGCTCGGCCTAGCGCCAGGCGGCCTAAACTCATGCCCTGGGTGGAAACGAGGGCTCCGGCTTTTGGGGGGGTTTCCCAGGAGTCTGCCCTAATGAAGAAACTATCTATAAACGGTGGGAGGGTCCGTGAAATGTGAAGTTTGTTCGAGGGATCAGGAATCCCGGGTTTGTGTGAAGTGTGCTTCTCGGATGCGTTCTCAGTTGAATGACCTTCCAGATTTCCTGTATGACGCGGGTGGGGCTTTAATGCCGGGAAAGGTGGGCGGCTCGAGGTCGAAAGAAATCCAGATCGGGGTCCGGATTGATGCTCTCGATTTCGTGGCCGGCTTCGATATTGTCCCGGTGCTTGAGGCATGGGAAAAGGATTGGCGCCGGTTTTTCGAGCTTGCCCCGTTCGGCCCGGCATCGATTCTCCGATTTAATGAGGCGGGCCCGGATGCGGATCCCGTAGGGGTTCGAATGAACGGATCGATCGGTTTCCTTAATTCGTGGCTTGATAAGGCTTGTGACCGGCATCCCGCTATCGATGACTTCGGGCGGGAGATTGCCGGCTTGTGGCGGCAGGCCCAGGCCGCCGCAGGCCAACAGCCCCGTTCGGCCTGGTCGGTGACCTGCCCCGCGGATAGCACGGATGGGGAGTGCGGCCGGCCGATCCGGATCACCGGGGAGGATTTCGGCGGCTCCGTATCGTGCCCGGGTTGCCGTACGAATTGGACAATTGCCCGGCTTCTTATGGTGGTGGCATCCTCGAGGCACGCGGAATTGTGGCTGGATCCGGAGGCCGCTTCAACTTTCTTCGGGATACCGACTAGGGATCTTCGACGGTGGGCGGCAGCTGGACGGATCCGCCGGCACCGGAACCGGTATGAGTCGCATTCAATCCGAGCGGCGATAGCGGCCGCCTCATGATGCCTATGAATACTTGCCGGATTGAACCTAATGAGGCCTACCCGATCATGGGGAAGTGCCCTATCTGCGGAACCGTCGTCCCGATTATTTTCCTTCGGGTTACGGTGAATCGGGGATGGAAACGAACCGTGAATGTTGAAGTTTCCGGGGATGCTACCGATTGGGTTTCCCACATGTGGGCCCATCAATTCGAGGTGAGGTCATGAAAGAATTCGGCGGCCGGTGGAAGTATTCGAAGAAACGCGGCGCTATGATCTGGAAATGGAAGAAAAGGAAAGTGAAAAAGGTTCCGCTAGAATCATGACACGCGGCAGAAGGAACTAGACAAATCGGAAAATCTGCCTATTATGTTTGCTAGTCTCACATGAACTATGTCCAAGGGTAGGCAATGATCGAAACCGTCGACGAGCTCGACGAGGCTCTACGTCATTTGAGCCTAGTCCCGGCAGATGAACGCGGCGAAGCATGGCACGCTTACATGAATGCCATACTCGAGAAGCGGAAAACAAACCTAGAACCGGAATTCTCAGGAAGGAAAGCATGATAAGCGAAAAGGATATTGAGAAAACGATTCTATGGTCATGCGGTAATCCGTCAGTCGGCCCGATCCGCGATAACGCGGCCACAATCGCTAACGCAATCCACCGGCTAGTTTACCCGAAGCCCGATAAGGAAAACCGTATCATCAAGGCGGAGGAAACTCCCGAAAAGGAATGATCCCCGGAATCCCCCGACCCTGCCTAGGTTGCGGAAAATTAATTTACGAAAAAAATCGTTGTCCCGAATGCCGGGGGCTACTCCAACAAAAAATCGACCAGGCACGGGGACCCCGACCCCACTACGGCGGAACCTACAAACGGCGGGCAAAACAAATCCGCGAAACTGCTAAACAATGTTGGATCTGCGGGGAGGGCCCACGATCAAACGATCCATTCCAGGCCGATCATTACTATCCCGGCGATAAAGACTCCCCCTTATTAGCTGCCCACCGAAGCTGCAATATTCGCCGCGGCAACACTCCCCCACACAATCCCTAAACACAAATCATTCATACAGGAATGGCACGGCCCCCATACCCATACCCCGCGGGGCCCACAAGGGCAAAGAAAAAAAATTAAACGAAAAAAAATCAGTCAACCTCGATCCCCACCACCACCGGGGGCACCGGGGACTAAACCCCGGGGTGGGTGCAAAAATCGGACACAACGGACACGGGGCACCCGGGCCCTCCACAGGCAGGGACGGTGGCAAAATTAGATTCTGGGATTTGGAGGTTTTCGCGTGACTCGAGGCCGGCCGAGGAAACCGACCGAAGCTCACAAGAAACTAGGTTCGTATCGTGCCGATCGGCATTCCTCGAGTCTGGCCCTTGTGCCGGCGGCGGATGCTTTGCCGCATGAATTTACGGCCGCGGATGCGTTTGCCCAGGTCATGGCGGACGGTGTGGTTTGGTTGGCGCGGACTGATGCCCCGGCTTTGGCTTTGCTTCGGTCGATGCTTGAGGAACGTGAAGGTTTGCGGGAGCTTGCTTTGAATGGTGCCCCGGAATGCCGGAAGCATTTGCGGGATCTTGATAAGCAGATTATCGGTTTGCTTTCTAATCTTGGTTTCGATCCGGCGGCGCGGGCCCGCCTTGGTTTGGCCGAGGTGAAAACGAAAACTAAGCTCGAGGCCCTTCGGGAAAAACAGAAGTAGTGTCTTATGCCTGCCGTTAAAGGGTGGCCGCCAACGATTATTACTCCGGTTCCGGCGGCCGATATTCGCCGGGGCTCTGGTGCCCACGTTGTGGATTTCATTGAGCAGCTTTGCCCGCAGGTGAAAGATTCGGTAGGCGGTCATGCCGGGGATCCGTTGCTTTTGTTGCCCTGGCAGAAAAAGGTCTTGGGTGCTTTGTTTGCTCGGCGGCCGGATGGGAAGCTTCGGCACCGGACGGGCATTATTGGTTTGCCGCGAAAGAATGGTAAATCGGCCCTGGGTTCCGGTATCGGTCTTTATGGTTTGATGCTTGGCCCGAACGGTGGCGAGATTTATTCGTGTGCGGCGGATCGGGATCAGGCTCGGATTGTTTTCGGTTCGGCCCGGCAAATGGTGGAACGGTCCCCGGAGCTGGTCGAGGTGACGAAGGTTTACCGGGACGCTATCGAGAATGTTCAAACCGGTTCGGTATATCGGGTGCTGTCGAGTGAAGCTTTCACGAAGGAAGGCT